CGTAAATGGCACCACTGGATTGACCTGTTTGCCCTCTGCCCGAGCTGGCACAACCACCGCCACCACCGCCACCGCCACCAGCAGCTACTAATGTTGTAGCACTGTTTACTGTTAATACCGATGCGGCACCGCCGCCACCACCTGAACCGGATACGCCCTGTGGCCCAGCATTACCGCCGTTGCCTCCACTGTATCCAAGGGTAGATCCACCGCCACCGCCACCACCATATCCAGCAACTGCTCCAGCACCACCAGCACCACCTCCGCCAATATAAAAGTTTAAGTTATCCGTTAAATTAACAGTCAATGAACCAGTTAATATGTGTCCAGGATAACCAGCTACTCCAGGATGTGCATCAGGTCCACCACCGCCACCACCGGCACCTAATAATGTTATAGTAAGTGCAACAGTTGCAGGTATATAAGGAATGGTAATATTAGCAACATTAACATATATATTTCTTGCTTTATACCAATTACCAGAGCCAAGAGAGATTCCATTTAAGGTTCCGCTTTGTGTAAATTCGTGTGTTATTATTGTGTCATTTATTGTTACGGTTCCACCACTAAACAGTGGACCATAATTTGATGTGTATTGTACTACTGCCAATCCCGAGCCACCTGTGCCACCCGAAGTAGCAGAACCAGCTCCGCCACCACCTCCAGAATTTGCTCTACCGGCACCACCAGAAGCGCCGCCACTGGGAGGACTAGTGCCACCACTACCACCACCGCCGGCACCACCAGAACCAGGTGATAATCCAAATCCTGTTCCGCCGCCGCCGTATGAGCCGCCGGCTCCGCCGCCACCTACTGTATATCCTAGGTAAGTTACTCCGGCATCGCCATTTCCACCGTAATTTGGATAAGACCCACTTTGTCCATTGACTGCTGCGCCACCACCGGCGCCACCACCCCAGCCACCATTTCCTCCACTGGCACCTGGAGAGTGTCCGTTTCCAGATGTTCCGTTTCCACTGCCACCTACAGCAGTTAGTATTGTTCCAATTGATGTACTTGTTCCGTTTGAATCACTGGCTCCACCTTGACCAATGGTAACAGAGTAATTTGTACCCAAGGTAAGACTAACACCGGTTTGATAGAGTACTTGTCCGGCTCCACCGCCTACTGCCCCGACTCCACTACCCCCACCGCCCCCACCACCTACTACCAATGCCGTTACCGCCACAGAAATTGGGTAAGGATTGGTTAAAGTTGCTGAGTTAATGTAAAAATTATTTGCCATAGATTATACTTGATACCAAATATCGCCGTCGGCACCTCCGCTTGGAGTACCAGTTGATACAGTTCTTGCACCGTAGCTGTTCCAACTACTTGAAGTCGGTCCTATTACAATGTTGCCAGTGGTGCCACTGGCAGTTAGTCCAGGGTTGGTAGTAATACCAGTAACGCTGGTTACTGTCATTTGAACGTTTCCGGTAGATCCAGATAGTGCCAGTCCAGTACCAGTAACCGATAAAGTAGTGACACCAGTGTTTACAATAGTCAATGCCGAAGAAGTAGCAGTAGTAGCACCCGATATGCTGATTCCATTTCCGGCTACCGCAGTAACGGAAGTTAATACTCTATTACCGTTATCATATACTTGAGCACCAGATACGTTGCCTGATGCTGCAATATTGCCTACCTGTACCGGATCTGTTAAACTTAGATAACTGGTGCCAACAGGGCTACTAACAGTAATTTGATTTGCTGTGCCTTGTAAACTTGTTATGGTTTGCGAAGCTAAATTTAAGTTAACGGATAAATTACTTGCCGAAGTTACTAAACCTTTGTTGTTAACTGTAAAAGTTGGAATTTGATATACACCGCCAGCAGATCCACCCCAATGCCCAACATTGTTATTAACTGTGTTAAGTACCATGGTTAAATTGCCCTGCGATCCGCCTAAGGTGGCATCGCTTGGAGTTGCGTTTGCAAATATTGAGGTAGTTGTTAATCCGTTTACAGTAGAGTCTGCTACCACAGCACGAGCTGAATATAAATTTGGAACTACTGTAGTACTGGTAATGTATAATGGAGCTGTGCCAGTGGCCACTGTGCTGACTATTTGTCCACTTGTGGTTAATCCGTTTAGCGTACCAAGAAGTGTAATATTTGGTTGTGCAGCTGTTGTTAATGTTCCGCTTATTCCGCCCGACACAGTCAATGACGGCAAAGTGGTCATATACGATTTTAACGTTAATGCTGTAATGTTGTTGGTGATACCCGCTGTTTCGATAGGGATATAAGCAGCATCTATAATAGACGGCGCTGTTTGTAGTTGTTGTATGGTTATTGTTGACATAGTATTTCCATTATATTCTTGTATTTATTTTGCATTATGCTGGGTTGCTGGGTGCCAGTCCCTGTAATATAAATTGCGCCTGCGGAGATGTGCTGTTTATTAAACCATCGCCTGTGGTAATAGAGTAAGATACAGTACTGACCTGTGCATTTACGTTCGATCCATTTATCCAAACCCAAGAATTTGCTCCTTGTCCTGTTGTTACAAATTGACCACCTGACACGCTGTCAGCCGATACAGTTAAAATATTTCCTAAGTAGGATAAATTGCCGCTGATATTGGCCGTTAATAGTTGCTGTGTCTGTAGAATATTGGCACTAACTCTGGCAGATATTCCCACAATAGGTTGTTCAATTGTATCTCCGGCATTGAAATTAACGTTGGCTGTTAGCGTTATAAACTGCTGTGTGCCGGCGGCAAATTGTACTAAATCAATTGCCCCGTCTGTTGCTGTTGTTAAATAGTTTCCAACTGTGTCGGACAACAGGTATACATTGCTCATTAATGTTGTTGGATTTAGCCAGGTACTTAGGTGTACGTTAGCATTGGCTGTAGTTGTTGTTGGCAATAATTGGTTAACTGACGATTCTTGTACTTGACTTCCTGTCAGGTGTAGATTAGCTGCACCTGTACCATCTACTCCTCGACGTAGTTGTCCCAATCTATTATTGGCTAGGTCTACAGTCCAGTAGGTAATTTTTTCTCCGTTAATAAACACTATGCCAGGATGCAATGGATATCCATATGGATCTGGCATCATGAACGCTCTAGCATTTGTAACCTGTATATAATCGTCTGTCAAGTGTAGATTGGCACTTAATGTTGATGTATTGGCTGCAAATACAGAGTAGTATTGTGGCCATAGACTGTAATTGGTCGAAGAAGCATTAGTGTTCATGTTATATACAATACGATATGCCACAGTATTGGTGCTAACCTGCGACACGTTTGATGATATATATGGAGCAGTATTAACTCTGGTGTATACTGTCATGTTTAAGTTATCAAACATACGGCCTGGCACTAGTTCTTCAGGTGCAAAACTGCTGTAGGTGTCATAGTATGCACCACCATCAATGGTAATGTCAGATGGGTTAAGACCTTGACTTGTATCATTATTAAAATAAGTAGGACCTTGCACAATGCTGTCCAAGAATAAAGCACTGTTAGTATCATAGTATACAATAGATAAATTAGTACCTAGTGTGATATTTCCCGTTAGGCTTGATCCTCCAGCAATCGATATGCTACCCGGTGTTACCTGCATGATAGTTACATTAGATGCTGTGTGAGTGTCATTATTAAAAATTGAAATTGCCAAGTTTGGCTTCAGTGAGTAATCAACAAAGTTAATTGCCGCTATGTTAGCACTGTACAACGTTGATGTATTTGCATAATAATAAAATACATTAGCAGTGATATTTGAAGTTGTTGCATTATAAGGAACACCTTGTATTAGTGTTCCAGGATACTCAACGCCCGACATCAATTGAGCCAAGTCAACTCCTGGTTGATTGGAACTAGGCTGATACATGGCCGTAATACGGTCTGCAGCTGTTGTAAAGCTATCATCTGTTATTAGATTAAATTGTGTATAATCAAATATATCATTAACAGCCACAGGATTTACTGTAGTTACTGTTCCGTTAATTATAATATTGCCGGCTCTTTTTACAAAGTTTCCGGTAACATTTCCAACTGTGATTAGATTATTACTGCTTATACTAATAACGGTTGCGTTGGCATTGTTATTAAACTGAGTTACAAAGTCACCAACATTTGCCTTGATGTTGCCACTTAGTCTTAAACTTGATTTGCTGTAAATAATGCCACTGGCTGAATAACCTTTGCCTTGATATCGAACCCATTGTGATGATAAAACAGAATCGTATGGGTCTACATCATAAGGATTTGACAAATCATCAAAATCACTGGTAAATGTATAGGTATCATTATGAGACCATGGTACAATATTACTTGTATAGGTAATGCGATCAAATTTTATTGTGGTATCAAATGAGCGTACCAAGTTATAACTATGATTTTCATATGAGGTGTAGGTGCTAAATGGTGTTGAATTACTTGAAATTGTATAGTATGTTGGGAAAACTGCCAAGTTACCACCGGCCACAGACAACCATTGTCCGCCTAGGAAAGTACCAACTGTGTTCCAGAGATATATTTGCGTATTTGCAGTTGTAAGATACACTTCGCCGGATGCCCCTGACGTTGGCTGAGACACAATGTCGCCATTTTTAACTGAAGCATTTCCGTTAACCGTTAACACAGTATTTGACACACCAGGTCTTACCTGTAGTGGCACACCATTATTATATAGATATCCACCTTCTTGGAATGTACCATTTACATTTACCAGATCAATATTTTTTAGTGTAATAATATGTCCATCGGAACTATCGTAAACTGTTCCGGCAGCTCCAGTGGTTGGTTGTGTAATAATGTCACCGGTTTTGACCAATGCCGGAGTGCTTAATACAATATCCAAAGTTGGAATACTCTTGACATAGTGTTGGTTAACCAAAATTGGATAGCCAACGGCGCCAGTTCCAGTACCATTTATGTGTAAAGTTGGGGTAGTTGTATATCCCGATCCAGGAGTAACAACATCAAATTTGGCAATTGATCCAGTGGCAAAATCTACGGTTGCCTGTATATTTGCACCAGACCCGCCACCGCCCACAACAGTTACAGTTGGGGTAGTTGTATATCCACTGCCTGAATTAGATACAGTTACAGTTCCAATACCATATCCGTGATTGGCATACCATTCAGAATATTGTGGCAAGTTGGCTAATGCATACGTATCTGACGTTATAGTTCCATTTGGACTTCTGTATCGACCAACGTTACTAATGTAGGTGGCTGGCACATCAAAGTCTGTCATGTCGCCTGTGTATGTGTCGTCACCTGTATAGTCTACTAGATATTCTCTAATACTGGTTCTATAGGGTTTAACTTCGTTAATATAATTTTCGTAATATGTTTGATTATCTTGTATGTAAGCAGGATATTGCGATAATTTTCTTAGTTGATGGAAAATTGTTATAAAACTGGTCTTAAATACCCAATCAACAGATTGCTGTTCTGTTAAAATATAATTAATTAAAAAGAAAAATAACTTATTAAAATATATTTTTAGTGTGTCAATAAAAATATTATTTTTAATAGCATCAAAGATAATACGAATTTCGTTGCTGGCAACTGTTTCTGTATATAAAGTTTCATTAAGTTGTAGTGTACCAGCTTCAATTCCTACTAAATTCCAGATTGTACCATCCCAACGGTAAATGGAAAATTGACCATTACCACGATTAACCACTTTTGCAGTATCGTTGATAAACGGACTTAGAGAGACTAAATCAGAATATGTAGGTACTTGGAAGGTGACCTTAACTGTAGGATCGTAGTCACTGGCGTACCAATTGGCAAACGACCAGTAAGATGGTGTATAATAACTTTGTACTTGTATTGCTTGCCATTGACTACCAGTCCACTGGTATAAAGCCCAAAAATTATTTCGTGTTTCGTCCCGAGTTACCAGTACAGTATAACCACTGACAATAATTGCTGTATCAACGTATGTTAACTCTAAATAAGAATTAACTGTAATATCGTAGTTGTCTGGGTTAGGCAAGGGATCTGAATCATATAGGCTAGTAATAATAAATTCTTCAACTATAGGATATTGTATTAGTATATCATTAATATATTGTACAAAATTCTCTAGTGCAGTTAATCTATTTAAGAATAGAGTTTGATTAGGATTTGTACCCAGGCCTAAACTTGCCTGCATCGACAAAGATGGTGCTGGCACTGGATTACCCAAGGAATCTGCACCGGCTAAACTGTCAATCATTTTATTAACAATACGTTCAGGTATTAAACTACCAGAATTTCCTTCTTGTATTAATTGAAATTCGCTGTGTATAATATTTGTATTTTTAATTGTATCATAATCAGCGTGGAACACTGTGGTGTTGCCAGCGCCAATTAAATAATCAGCAACATTGTATAAACTAACAGTATCATCACGCAATACCGCTGCATAAGGAATACTCTGTGCAGTTGGGTGTGCTATAACATCTTGTATGGTGCTAATGCTGTTAACGTGCTTACTGTCTGTTTCTAAAGTTGTTTTATTAACAACCCAATAATAATAATGGCTTCGAATAATTTTAGTTGCAGGATCTACATAACTTTCAAGAACAAACGCACTATTATCTGGATATAGTGCTTGACCATTTCCAGTATACTGTGCCGGAGGTACATCACTTTGTACCCATTCTGCTACCTGTATGTTACTGCCCGGGAATGTGGCTCCCCAGTTACTAGAACGATAAGTTAAGTTTCCTTGTTCGTAGTCATAGTATCGAACCTGGCCAATATCCCACCAAGTCTTAGTAACCTGTGCTTGACCCCAATGATAATCAATGTTAAAAGATACATTAGGTACTCCTTCAATGACACCACCATTATTGTATACTGCCGGATCGTATGCTGTAATGTAGTCTAGATCTTCTTGTGCGGCTCCCAGTACCTTACCTTTGGCTGGATCAATCCAATCAAAATTAGTTATTAATGTACTTGTAGTATTATTGTAGATATACATTCTAGTAATACTGTCAATGTCCACCTTAGGTGTTTCGCTACTGATAATATCCCAACCGACATTGCCTGAGAAATTATGGTATGTGTAGTAGGTACCTGCATCAGGCACAGTAACTATTGACCCTGATATAGGATCAGTTGTCACATGATTGCTGTCGCCGGGGGCACCAACTAACAATACATTTCCGCCTAATGCTAAACTTGTACCAAACCCATCATTTGCAGATAAAGAATTGTTGTGTAACTGTTGAACCATTACATATTGGTCCGGAGTTGAGGTAGATAACGAGCCTTCTACTAGACCGTATATGTATACCACACCAGAACCAGACGTACTATCTGCAAAGTCTGTAGCACTGTTATCAAAATCCGTAACTCCGTCGTCAAAATCTGTTGGATTGTAGGTTGCACCTTTACTGGCACTGATAGCTATAGAACTAGAATCATCATTAGAAACAATCTGACTGCCAAATTGGCTAACGTCGGCTGTGCCTGGATGTAAGAAGCTTTGTACATTGGCAAATGTGCTCAGTCCAAGACCAACAATGGCATTTCCTGATCCTGGAGTAATAATTAATTTTTCATATGGTACTATAATATTACTGGTTAAAGTTAATAGTCCATATGGTTGTGCAACAGCAGTAATGCCGGCAATATTAGCAGAATTAATATTGGCTGCAATAGATTGTAAATTACCAACTGTACTGCCAGGTGTATTAGCACCAAAGCTAACTTGTATTCCGTTGATATAAAAATTTGATCCAGCTGCTACTGTTGGTTCTGTAATGGTGCTGGTAATGGTTCCATAGTTAGCACCTTCGTTGACAAATCTATAAACAATACCACTGTAATACCCAGGTGCACTGTAGCCGGGACTTGCAACATAAACGTCAGCATCGTTACCGGCAATAGTTGACACAACACCAAATGCTGCACCACTGGTTGGTGTCGGTGCTGTTAATTTTTCCAGTAATTGTATTTTATTAGTGTCAACAGTTACGATTGTACCGATGACTGGTGCATTATTAAATGATACACTGCTGCTGGTTAATGTAAAGTTCGATGTTTGTACTATACCATTAACTGTAACCAATGCTGTACTTGAAGTAATAGGATACTGTGGATAGTATGTTGTACTTCCATTGGCTACAAAACTTTCGCGGCTACGATTAAACACATATACCGCGCCAGCAGACACAACATTACCAACAGTTTCGTATGGTGCACCAATTGTGGTCATAGTGCCATCTGATGTTGTAGTCACTCCATGGCCAAAATGTGCAACTATTGCATTGCCTGAAGATACGTAATTGTTACCCAAGATTGTATTTGCCAGAGTATAATAACTAGAAGTATTGGCATGATATACATAAACATTACCAACACCAGGAGCTCCAACATACAACCAAGTACCATCGGTACTGGCACTTATGCTATAACCAAATTGGTCGTTGTTATTTACAAATGGACTTGTTAAAGTTTGTTTTGGTGTAAATGATGCATTTCCGTCAAAGCTGTAGATATGTACGTTACCTGAGTCGGTACCGGGATTTCCTATATACAATAAATTGTTGGCACTGGCTAGACTTGAGCCAAATTGTTTACCACCCGATTGCGGTCCAAGATTGCCGACCATGGTAAATGTATTACCGTTTGCAACATTAGATACAAATACAATAACGTTACCATTGTTTAAGTTTGGCATACCAGCAGCAGCAAATGAGGCATTGGGTGCTATAGTTGTAGTTGATCCAAATCCTGAGTTACTAATATAACTGTTAGCATCTAATTCCATACTGACATTGGTTAATACGTTGGTATTAGCTGTGGTCCATGGACTTGATTTATTGTATACTACCCATCCTCCGGTAATTTGATCGTAGTCTGACCATAGTTTGTCGCCATCTAACCAACCACCCAGAGGAGCGACAGTGGTTATGTCTGTAGAATTTTTTAATCTTGCGCTGTTTAATGTGTACAACGATCCAATGCCCAATACTTGTCCAGCAGATTTTAATGATGCCAAGTTATTAGATGTTAGTGTAACAGTAAAGTTAAGATTATTGGTTATGTTGGTAACTTGATAAACACCATTGGTACGATTATCAAAATCGTTGATTACAACAAATGTACCAACAGTTAAATTATGTGGGGTAGCCGTTGTAACTACACCGGTGACATCTATGGCATAGGCCATACTCAGCACAGAAACATTTGTTTCAGTAACACGATATACATTCCAACTTGTAGTTATATTGTCTTTTGCGGCCCAAACTTTAGTACCAATGGTAATTTCGTCTAGGTATTGATTAAGTTCACCATAGTTGGCCATGTCAAATATTTGTATATCAATTTGATCTTTGTGTACATAGCCGGCAGTTAAAATATCGCCACCATAATAACTAGTATCATCACGGTTAGTATAAAGACTGGATCCTGCTGTATATTGATCACCTGTCAAGTATAAATTTGCTGGGTACACACTGACAGTATTGTCTGGATTAACTTCATTGTTTGCCAATAAAGTAAATGTTACCGGATCACCGTTGTACTGTCCCTCGACTAATTCTAATTCAATGTATTGATTATTGTGTAGAGCACCGTATTCGCCTACACGCAAGGCCCATTCTTCGTATAAATTAATATTACTGCTAATTCCATTGAAACCTGCAGCAGTAAATGCTGTTATAGAATTTATTGTACCTTTTTGTTTAATAAATCCTTGATAGAATTTAGCCTGTGTTTGTATGTCAAGGCCAAAGTCTGTTAAATATTGTCTTGGACGGAATCCAATTTCTGTTCCAACAAATCTACCAAAATCTCCTTGTAGTTCGGGATTGTCTAAGTCATTGAACTTTTGGAACTTGGCAGCATTGTAACTGAAATTTGGTAACAAACCAGTTTGTATTTGGTTAATAGACAACTGTTGCCATTGTGTTGGATTAAATGTAGTTACTGCTGTTAGGTCTTTTGTGGCAGTATAATAAACATTTTTATATTTTACCAAAGATCCCAATGCATAATCTTTATTCGATTGCCATTCATCTACGTTAGGACCATTGTAAATAAAGCCCGGTGGATTTAGTGCGCCTGTCCATGCTCCTGTTTTTTGTCCAACTAATTTTAATCTATATTGTCTGTTACCCAATTCTGGAACGTATATGACATCATTGTATTCTGTAACATTGTCAAATATTAATACGTGTTCATACTCAACTAAATTAAGAACAGCTAAAGCAATAGTTTGATTGCCGGTGGTTGTTAATGTAAAAATATTATCTGTTCTTGTAACTGTTAGATTATTATATTTGAGGAAATTAAATGCTGTGTCTAAAACTCTACTGGACATTGGTACATTCAAAATTTGATCAACTACTCCGTAGGTTGATTGTATTGTTAAGTGCCCTAGAGTAGGACTTAATACCAACACACTGCCTGTTTGCCATCCCTGTTGAGTCCAAGACAAAAATTCTTGTACGCTTAATTTGAAATCTCTTTGTGTTCCTAAGTCTTGATCAAAGTCGGCAAATACAAATCCACTGCCTACTAAAAATCTTTCGTAGCTGATAAGGAAATCAACTAGCTGTTGTTTATTGTTAAATTCATGCCCGTATGGAATAGTTACTTTATATGATTGATAATCCTGATAAACTATACCAACATCGTTTAATACTGTAATGGCATAGTCATTGTTATTGGCAATACTAGGAATAATTGTAAAATAAGGATTGTTTGTATCATATCCGCTGACAGTATAACCGTTTTCACTTAGCTCAACAATGACCGCACTGTAGGCAATGGCTTTAGTTGGTGTTGATTTATAAAGTTGTATCTTATAATTCTCTGTAGGAATAACAATGCTATTAGTTGTGCTACTTGGACTTGCCTGTTCAGCCTGTACTTCTAAAAACGAAGAGTCGGTGTAACCTGCCATTTTATATGCTAATTGTACCTGCACAGGTTTTAAGTACGATACAAGTTTTGTTGTAGGATCTATGCCTATACCAGTCAAATAGTCCGCTATCCAGTTTAAGTAGCCGGCTGTTCTACGATAAGTACCGTCCCCGTTTGGTTGTCCATTGATATTAATTGCTGCAGGAGTAATACGCTGTAGTGTATCTTTTAATACATATTGATCCAGTTGTTTGTTTTTATAATATCTTGATACATCTATTAATGTACCAAAAAAGTATGCGGGATTGGCCAATGCGATGGCTTCTTGTAAGGCGTAGGGAAAGTCGCTACTGCGTCTCCAGGCTGTTTCTACTGGGCCTTGTTGTCCTACTGCATAACTAGCGTTGGCTTGATTGCTATTAAAACTTTTAACTAAAAAACCCGATGGAGGTCTTAATACACCATTTGCATCAACCGGAATCAAGTTTGGAAGACCTAATGAGCTGTTGCCTAATAGATTAGGACGAACAAATCTAGAATCTGTATAAGCAGAAGAATCACTGCCGTTCCAAATATATCCTGCAGCCACATCGGCCCATAATACTAAATTTCCACCTGTATAAGGTGCTGGACCATATTTTGTTTCCCACCAGCTGGGTTCTTCACTGAGTCCCAGCATTTCCCATGGTGCTATGTCTGGACGATCGGTATCATAAAAATATTTGTAAATAGCCCGCCATGTACCTTGAAGTTGTTCATTGTTGACTGTGTCAAAGAAATTTCCAAAATTCCAAGTAAACGGATCATCTGAAATAAAATAATTGTTTGCAGTAAAGTCAACTCGATTACTACCTACCCATTGTAAAAAACTTCTTGTTAATAATTGAGTAAATTCTGCGTTAGAATAATCTGTAGATCTAAATTTTCCAGGAAGGAAGTTGTATATATTATTAACGTCGTCGTTATAATTAACTTTAATATTATTATAGATACGTAATTCAAATTCTAATAATAGTTGATCTCTAAAATCGCCAAATGCTGGAGTAATTGATCCATCGTGTCCTTGAATTACATTTATGTGATTTACATAAGAAGTATCTAAATAAATTTTAGGAGTAAATTTAGGATACAATCCTAGTTTGGTAGGAGTTTCTGGAACAAAGTTAGCATCTGTATTACTGTACTCGTTGATAGTAATAACATCATCATAATTTAATGAAGTCTTAAAGGTTATACCGGCACGGTTGGTGTCAAATACATAATCTGTGCCAACCCGTAATTGTTGATTATTACGATAAACCAATACAGCACGATTACTCAATACTGTATTATCAAACACACTTGAAATTTCGTAATCGGTTTGTTCTGGGTTAATTACAGTATAGGTCAATGTAGTTTTTAATGCACCATAAGGTACCATGTCAGAATAATACCAAGGGAATGTATTATTTTTAACTTGGTTAATATTTTGTATAATTACATCCAATATACCTGGAATGTCATTGGTATCAATTGATTTTAAATTTGCAGCAGATTCTAAAATTTTATTCTTGAATCTGCTGTAATTGTGTCTTGCGTACTCTAATCCTTTGAGGAAATTGGTGTCAGGGTCAACTAAAAACAATTCACTGTACAGCACCGGGCTGGCATTTTGTACAATATTTCCGCCTTGTGCTTTAACCGGTTGATCTCTGAGATTATTTGCACCAATGGCTGGTCCAATAACCTTGGTACTGTTGGAAACTAAAGATACAACGTGATTACGTAGTTGTCCTAATGTTAGTGTAGTAAAGTTAACGTTTTCACTATTATAGTTTAAGTTATCTGGTACTTGATAAAAACCAATTCCACTGGAATTGTTACTGTAAATTAATATGTCAAGTTGATCTCCAGTGACTAAACTAGAATCAGTTATCTGTACATAGTTGTTCTGCCCACTGGTAATTATTTTATATAACGAGTAGTCTAATTCTGCAAAATTTTTATATGCTTTAATATAAGGAATAGTTGTTGAGGTAGCAGGCAATACATCAATTAGTACATAAGGATTTATACCATCGTATATACTGCTAATGACTTGATATTGTTTACTTTTTTCAACTACTGTTGTCCATGCATTTCTTATATTATAATTGTTTATATCAATATTTTGTTGTAGTGTACCAACGGTGTTTATATTAACAGTCGCAACAGTTCCGCTATTGTTTGTATAATTAACTGTATCTGTATCAAAATTGTTAACAAATTGTACATCGCCAATTTGAGTAAATGTTCTGTAACTTAACGGAAATCCAAGTGTTTGGTCTTGTGACCCTGTGCCAACTTGATAAGAAAATACGGCTGTACCACCTACTGCTGTTCCTAAATTATTTTTTGTTGTAGCAAATGTAGAACCAGGGTATACACCAGTATCTCCTATACTGACCCCATTCATATCAATAACATCAAACATTGGTGTTTGATTTATTGCGGTCTTTTGTTGTCCTTCGGCCCATTGGGTTCCATCAAACCAATACTCTTTGCCTTTGTTTGAGCCTTGAAGAACAATTAAATTATTATTAGCACTGACCGCAGAGTCATTGGCCAATTCTAATGTAATAGCCGGTCTTTGATTAATAGAACTAAATCTAACAATAAAAATTTTATTTCTTACAGTAGGATCAAAATCATTTGCAAAAATAACACGCAGTCCATCTTGTAAAATTACACCATCGAGCACAAAATAAGATTGTAGTTCAATTTGTTTACGTGCATCAGTGATACTAAAATCAAAAATGTCAACAGGAGTTTTTGCTTTACGACCAAAGTTATATAATTGTAAATTGGCTTCAAACTCAATGATAGGACGATTGGCTCTTTGTGTTTGATTATAAACAGCCACGGTTCCTAATGCTGTTGATGTTGCTGTAATAACATCAATGTGGAACCAACGATTGCTACGTGTCCAAGGATTCAAATCTTGACCAGCACGATTAATGGTGATATAGTCTGGGCTATTAAGTCCATTAGCAGCATAAGATTCTGGTGTTTGAAAATTAGTTACAGGCAATAATTGTATAGATGTTCCCACACCCTCAACGTAATAAGCGTTGCCAGCATAGGTATTTGGAACTGCACTATTATCAAATTGTACCGTTAACCCATTGGTAAACTCAATACCATTGGGACTGGTATATCCAGTTTTTCCAATGATGTCTTGATCAACTTTTAAGGTATTGTCGTTGATATCTACTAATGTAACAAGACCATTGTATCTAGAATCTACACCGTCTTGATAATACAGTGCTGTAGCCGACGCTGTCAGAGCCGGTACGGTAACATAATAATTATAACTTGGATTTATATAGAATGTGGCCTGAGAATTTGTTTGCCCAGCTATTACATACACACGTTGATTTGTTGTTATTGTAGTTATTGGAACAAGATTAACTATGTAATCGTTTTGCGTAGCCTGTAATTGTATTCTCCAGACACTACGCCAATTTGCGCTATCGGTTGTTACTCCATTGACAGTCCAAAACATTGGATCAATGTCAGAGTTTGTAAAAATTAATGTTTTGCCTTCTAGGTTAGTTACCACACCATCGAAGCTGAGATTGTTGGCCACAATAGAACTTAATAATTGTCCTTGTAGTTGGCTGTAGTGAGCAGTTACACCAAAGTCTACTGTGGTAATTGGCATTGACTCGTAATACTGTTGCGAGGTTTTTCCTGGAACTGTAAATGTTACAACACCAACATCTGTTCCATTGTTTGTTACACCAGCTACTTCTCTACTGGATTGATTGTTGTAAGATAATCTACGACCCGATACACCCGGGTCCGACTGTATCCAGAATGGATATCCTGGTTGATTGACAATAAATTTATACGTTCCACCATATGCTAAACGCAAATTAGGATTTTGTGCTACACCCGATCCAGTAAAATGATATGATCCAGTGCTGGGATCTCTTGTTACTGTATAGGTGTAAGATTGGTTAACCCCAGAACCATACACCGGTACAGCACCAGGTCCTGTAGGTAGCCAATAGTATTGATTAAAGTTTACAAATTTATCAAAATCAAATAATCCATCGTAGCTGTATGTTTCTCCTGTGAACATTCTGCTCTGATTGTCTGTCAATGATCCACTGTAGCCGGCTTGATTTAATAGATCAATATAACTACTAAAAAATTCTACGTCATTGGTTGTTGGGTTCTTAACTACAACACTGGGCTCCAATTGATAATTTTGTCTCAGTGCATCAGGCTCGGGTTGATAGTTATCACCGTCTTTGTACATTGGAGCAAATTTACGTCCAACATAAGCATTAACTTTTCTTAGGTCGGGTGGTGTTACTAATTGATCTAGTGTGGCATTTAGAAATTTCTGATTTGTGTCAGTTCTAAATACTTCAGGTAAAAAATTTATAGTTTTTATGGCTGCCATATTATACCGTTATGTTTGTTCCAGCTAGTGTTTGGTTAATTTGTGCGGCAGTAATAGCACTGATAATCTGTACATTTTCTGCTGTTGCGGAACTGATAAGTATCTCATTTGGATTGGCATTAATTTGCATTAGTCCGCCAAATGCAATATCAGTGTTAGTAGGTACAATAATGATGCTGGCAACATTAGGTGCCAGTGTATTATGTAAGTAAGTTGCTAGTTCGCTAAAATAAAAAGTTTCACCAAAATTCCAATTTGTTGTGTTAAAATATGTATTGATAGCTGCCACTGTGGCACTGATAACATCATTATCGCTGATGGCTAAATTGGGATTTTTAACAACCTTAAACGTACACTGAAATGCCGGGTCTGCTTTTCTACCAAATAATGGTTTATAAACACCTGCGTTGTAAACAATAGTATCGCTTAGTGCTTTGTAGTTTTCTAAACTATTTGGTCCAGAGCCATATGATAATTTAAGTTGATCATTGGTAGGAGGACTAGGTTTTTGAATTTTTCCTGTTGTGTCCTGTATCCAGGCAATATAATTGTTAGCATAAGAACTGGTTAATATATACAAATCCATAATGTTATTTGGACTAGGATCTATTCTACGATCGTTTGGACTATTATGTTTATATTGAAATTGTAAATTTTGGCGACCAATTTTTGCCACATATGATGTTGTTAATGTTAGTGCTCTAACATTATTTGCATCGATTGTCAGTAGATAAAACTTATTTTCAGCAGTGGCATAAAACAGTTGGCCGTTAGTAAATAAATTTTGGTTGGCTAAAATACTGGCTTGAGTAGAATAATAGGCAACAACTGTATTATTATCCATTGGCTGTGTGGTTATAAAGCTACCACTGGTATCATTCATGTCAGACACTTGCTTAAAGAACACATATTTTTGTCCGTTAAGATTATCAGCAGGATTAATAATATTATTAAACAAATCTGGATCGTTAGGAATACCAGAGTTATTGTTGTCCGGGAATGTAACCAATACCTGTGTATTATCTATATAACCATCGGGTGCTATAACATTGTTATAAATGTACCACTGTTGTGTTTGTCCCAATGGTGCCATACTGTCAGGGTATGTATTTGTACCAAGTACATTGACCTGATCTATAACAGTTGATCCTGTTTTACTGTCAAATACTTTAACATTAGGATCAAAGTAAAAACGTGTCTGCTCGTTACTTAAAAATAGGTACTGTAAACTTCTATTGACTAGATTATACATAACACCATTATAGGTAAATGCTATGGTCCAAGAACTGTCTGAGTTCGGAAGTTGAGTATTGCCGGTATTGGCCAAACTAAAGTCGCCGAGACTTAAAAACTCAGGAGCAATGATAGACCAACTTTGACTTGGCACATCATATCTGATGCCAAAGTTTTTGTAACTTTTTATTAAATTAATCATTGAGTTAACAAATGAAGAATTAGTAAAATCATTCTTAAACACAGGAATAATACTATCAAGTACAGCGCCGGTAGGAATAACCTGGCTCAATTGAATTGTGGTACTGGCCTGTACATTCACAACAGAAGCGTAAATGTATGATTTATCGTGTTCGTTTACCGGAGTGCCTGTTATGATAATATTTTGTGCGTTAAAATATTGCCCAGGCCCGGCATTAAATCTTAGCAATGATCCTGTGGTAATATACTTTAAGGTACTGTTGGTTATATACCCGACTTGTAATACATTACTGATACCACCGGTTAAATTACCAGTGCTGGTTCCTGAATCTGATTTAGTTTGAAGCCAATTACAAACGCCAGCGGGTTGATATCTAGCGTAGTTAGCATAGTAAAATTGTTTTACTTCGGTACTACGTAAAATAGGAAGTACCGTATTGTAAATAACATTGTTAATATCGTTAATAGAATTAAAAGTAAATGTCTGACTTGGGTTTGTCTGTGATTGATATAGATAACCATCATCACAATATATATTTGTGCTAGAATATTTTCCAGTTACATCAAGTACGTCAAGATATCTACTGATACCAGAACTGGTACGATTGACTGCTTTAACTTTAATAATATCTGAAAAATTAGTAAAAGGAAAAAGATTGTAGTCTTCTCCAGTGATCATACGATTCTGTGTATAGTATTGCTGTGGAGCTTTTTGACGAATACTATCAATTAATTCTCTGCTGGATGCATTGTTTACTGTATAATGTAAACTTGCTGTGATAGTTAATGTTTCTACTGTGTTATTACGACTAACATAGGTCAGTGGTATTGTGACATTTTGCATTTCGTCGGGAGTAATTTTATAGTTTAATCCGTTACTGACACGATAATATAACTTAAAATTATCTTTTGGAATATTTGCAAATGCTCCATCACCAAATACCAAATCAATTTGGTCATTGCTACGAGTGTTGATTTGATATAAATTGCGATTTACGCTTTGATTGTAAATGACATTAAGCCCAGCCACGGCCGGCACACTGGCCCATACAGAACTTGGGTTACCGCCATTGTCTAGTTGATATAACCAAACGTCGGTATTATTAATATTGTTATAGTTGATACTTACGGTACGATTAGGCAAACTTTCTTGTAAGTTTAACGCTATGTTTTGTAATTGTCCTTGCTTAAAATAAACAAAGTATCCAGTGTTGATACTGCCATTTCCTAAATTATCATTTTGATGTAGAATATTAAATTTGCCGTTGGGTGCGGGACTTACTTCGTAGATGTAAGACTGGCCAACACTGGTAGCACTAACAGCTTCAAAGTAGGTATTAGCACCGGCTATGGACGCACTAAACCCGTATTGTGGAACAACACCAGGAACTAGGTTAACAGAATACTCACTGGTCATAATACCATTGATATTTTGTGTATTGCCAGGATTGCCAATTACTTGATTATTGATTAATGCCGCGTTAAATATGGTTGTAAACTGTTCTTGCCAGTCTTCGTTTGTGGTATCGTTCCAGGAAATTAATAAATTAGATAAATTTAAACCATTGCTGTCAAATACATTCTCTGTTGTATTGACGCTGTCAATCTTTAAGAAGCCGCTGGCTGGAGTGTTACGTGAAGCATTATAGTTAATTAATCTTGCCAGCCGTAGTATGCTGTCGCGGCGTTCGGCTGTGTCAAAAAAGTTTTCGCGAGCGTTTAAGTCTGTACGAAATGCTAGACTTTGTCCAAGAAAAGCAATTAAATCTATTAGAGCTACATATTCGCTGGACTCGGTAAAGTCGTTAAAATCTTCTGGATAGTAACTACGCAAATAATCTATCATTGATTTGCGTATTGTTTCAAAGTCATAGCTTTGGAAATCGGCATTTTGGAAACTCTGATACAGGGTTGTCCAGTCTTGATTAACTAATAAATTGGTTTGACGTGTGGTAATAGCCATGCGAATATATCCCTTATAGAGTATTTATTACAATTAAAAACAGGGTATATTATTACTTTTAGATATTAGTGGTCAAATTTTGACTTTGATTGTCAAATTGCAAACTTAAATTAGTTGCTTGATTAGTTTGTACAAATAACAGGTCTATGTATACTTGTATTCCGTTATTATACTCGTTAATTGTAACATTTTGTAGTTGTACACGAGGATCATAGCCGACAATTTTCTTAACATCTTCAACAATCACTTGACTTACATAATCTGTCATCGGTTCAAATAACATGCTCCAAATAACAGTACCAAAATCTGGTTGCATGAGTTTTTCGCCTTGACGAATATTAAAGTGATTAACCAAATCTTGTTTAACCAGCTCAATGTCCGAGAGACGAAACTTTTTGTTTCTGTTAATGGTACTAAATCCGTTATATAGTGTCATAATGTATTTAACCTATTTTGGACTCCAGGCAGCTAACTGTATGTGTACACGGTCTGGATGTGTAAAGGTTCCGCCCCAGCGCAGACCATATGTACCCAATGTTATTGTTTTGTTAATTAACTCAGCTTGTGCACCAGAGTCGATGGCTACACCTGATCCGTGACTGTCTGGGTGTGCTGGATTTCCCGGTGTTGGGGTAGTCAATCGCCCAAATCTTGCAGTATTTACAGTTGGATTTGTATTAATATCGCCACCGGCCTGTTTCCAAGCGTCATACATGGCCTGTTGATACTCTGGTCCGCGATAAGCACTGCATACCGTTACTTTTTGTCCAGTTAATGTCTTAAACGCCTGCGCCATTTGTAAGAAAGCGTTTTGGAATGCTGTTCCTGTTTGTTGGAAAGCTGCTAGTGTACCCGACCCCGATCCAGTGAAACTTAATACAGCGGCCGGATCTATGCCGGTTAGATTAGTACCATCGGGTGGTTGTCCGGCATCTGCCGGACTAGGCAATGCATTAACTGCCAGCACATCTATGGCATAACGACCGTGATTAAAGTATTCTTCTGGGCTACCAGCATTGCCCACAACCGGAGGTGGTGTGTCTACAAAACCTTGCTTGCGCCATTGTGTGGCTAACTCTGCACTACGATACTTATGAGCAACAAACAGCATGCCAGCGGCCGTGCATATATCATCTGATGGTACTATACCACCATTGGCACCCAGGGCTGCATAGTTGTCTACAAATTCGCTGAATTGTAGTGCATCTTGTATTTGACTGTTACTGGTAAATGCTGACTGACTGGTTATACTATCTTTATTTGTCCAGCTTTCGCTGTTGCCCAATACACCCGACACAGTATATTGATCAATTGCATCTGGTTTAATATATCCGGCACTGGCAAGATAGTAGGGATCAACTTGATATTTGCCGATTAACGGTGCAACAACTTTAGTATAATCACTGGCACTTTCAAAGAATCCCAATTCGGCACACATGGCACGAGCCATATCGGCTGTAAAACTTGGGCTACCGGAACCAATGCCATTGGGCGGAGTATATGTTTCTGGTTTATTTAGATTAGTCTGTGGACAAGTACCGCTGATAGATTTTCCTGCGGCCTGCGTTATGCCAATATCTTGTCCGGCTACACTACCAGCACCAGAGTTTACCGGATTTCCAGACCCGTCAGTCAATCCAATTCCACTGCCGGTTGTTACCTGTCCAGGTTGTGGTGCACCGGCATTGGCCAATGCTTGTCTAACAATGTCTATTTTACCTGCGGCAACTGCGCCAACACTGGCACAGGTAATACTGCCGTCTGGACCACGTAGTCCTCTATTCTGTTGCGCCACATTACTATTGGCTGCAGCAATAACATAATTGTCTGGTTGACCAACTGCGGCCGGCCAGAATACACACAAATACAGATCTTGCAATTTAGGATTTGGACATTTTTTAGTAAACTTAAAATAGTTAAAATATTTTAATACCCAGTCCATTTGTGTGACACGGTCCAATTGTGCCAATGCTTGTGTAGTGGTGCCCAGTCCTGTGGCTGTTGCCGGCATAAACTGTATGAGACCTGTGGCGCCAATGCTGTTTACAATACCTGGATCGTAAGTTGCTGCAGATTCGTTGTACATAAATGCCAACAAATCTATATAATTTGCATTTAATTTTCCAGCAACTTCTTTAACCTTGTCAAGGAATGCTGTATCTGTGGTCCACGGTGCTGATCCATTTGCTGTTTTACCAAAATTGCGTAGTGTACCCAGATCAAGTTTGTTGCCATTGGGTTCTGGTAGTGTATATGTTGTTGGAACCGATCCTCCACCAACTTTAACTTCGCAAGTCCTAGATGGCAACGATGGAGTTGGAGGCGTAGCAGCCGGAGAACGAGTATAAGGCTCATGATGTGGTAATGTCGTAACTATACTGCTAATTTGTCCTGCACTGGCTTTCCATAACTTGGTAGCACCATCGTAACCGGCGTCCTCAAATTGTTTTAACTGTGGCGAAATATCAACTTTTTTAACAGTATCATTATCTCCGGCAGAGCTATTAAGATCTATAGTAGATCCTGCCACAGTAATTGCACCAGTGGTGCCTACCTTAAGCGTAGCAGCTCCCAGCGTCATATCGTTGCCTGTGCCTATCCACGTTTTACTGGCACCATACAATAATGTTGTGTCGGTGCTACTTATCAGTATTTGTGCTGATGTTTGCTGTATGCTGGTTGCAGCATTAAAATTAATTGACGAGCCGGAATCAATATTAACATTGGCATCTGAATAAAGATTCAAGTCTCCTTGTGATCGTAGACTAAAAGATCCAGCATTGTAAATATTCATTGTGCCGTCTTGCCTCATTTCAATCCAATTGGTTCCAGTAGAATTAATAATATACAGAATATTTTCTGTATCGTTCATTAAAATTTGGTGCCCACCGGCGCTGCGTATACGTACAAGATTATCAACGCCAGAGCTGTCGCCGTCGTCCATTACAAAACTGTGCCCGCCTTTACGAGCCGTTACTTCGTAGTCTTTGGCATTGATAGACCCGTCGGCTAACTTAGCAGAATATTGCGGATCATCGGCTGGATCGTTTCCATAGGCACGACCCGGTGTACTAATACCAAATACATGACTGGGGCTTTCGCGTTGACTATTGGAACTTATTGCGCCTCGTACAGGATCTTTATCCAGTCCCTGTTGGAATAATATCTTAGACTGCCACTCGTGTATGGGTTTTGGATTATTGTAGAAATTTGGTGTATAGGCATCGTCATTGTTTTCGTTAAATTCTACCACTGGTAAAGTTTGTCCATCCGTTAAACTACCAGCAACTTCTTGTCCGGCTGTTTCTTTGTCTACCTTATTACCGCCAGCTAGGGCAGGTACCATATAATGGCTTAGTGTGGGGTTAACACAGGCAAACCAGTAACCACGATCTGGATCCCCGTTGACAAAAGTACACAATACTTGATTACCTATATCTGGCGGCACCATCCACATACCATAGGTATGGTTGGTTGTTGTATATTTGTTAGTTGCTACAGTGTCGCCAACAAACGTTGCGCCAAAGAATGGACTGGCATAACTGACTGTTTGCCAAAAGTTTATATCATCTTGTTGTCCGCCTAGATCTGGAATCCATACACGAACACGGCCAGTACGCATTGGGTCTTGATTATCTTTTACCACACCCATATAGGTAGCGGTTTCAAATCTTTTTCCTTCTGACCCACGTGTGGCCCATTTTGGTAGTTTCGAGTAAGCTCGTTTATCTAATGGCATTTTTTAAGATCTTTATATTTTACTTATTGTGTGAATACCGTACCACTCTTAACTCCCGATGAGTATCGAGCCCGGGCATCTGCAAGTGCTTTAGAATCTGCTGGGCTCAATTGACTAGACAGGCCGCTACTATCTAGTGTTGCTCCATTGTTAACTACGGTTGTTAGTTGTTTGGTTTGTGGTTCTGCAGTAGATGGTGCGTCTGGAGACCGTAGCAACACTGTTTCGGTACCGGGTGGTGCAGGCAATGATGTGTATGTTTCTACCCATGCTGGGCTTGTTGCTGTTTGCGCAGATTGTATATTTCTAATTCTACCACTGGGCAACGATGGGCTAATTGTTCCCCCAGACACTCGAGGATTATCGGCGGCTGAATTATTGATACCCGAATCGTTATTTGCCGAACTTTCTCTACTGAGCGAGGTAGTGCTACTGGCCGTATTAGCTTTAATGTCATCTGGCCCGCCGGGTATTCTGTACATTTTTAATGTTTGCAAGAATTTCCCTTGGCGAAATTCGTTTTCTACTTCTTTAACGGCAAAAAACCCGCTGAATGCACTAGATGATTCACTACCATAATATTTTAACTGTCCACGTGGATTTCCGGCTGGGTCGATGTCAGCTGGGGTTTTGAACACTACGTTGCAAAAAACTATTCCGGTATCCATTTGTAAACTACTGCCGTCTCCAGCAATAAACTGCCCGTCTGGTTGTTGTATTGCTTCTGGTCCAAACAATACATCGTCTTGTTTAATAAAATCTGGATCGCCAATTATTTTTAGATCTAAGTTAACCATATCTCCGCCGGTTACACTATAAATGCTGGTCTTAAAACTTTGTGCATTTTGTGCGTCGGACCTACTAATAGCACCAGATGCATTGTTAGCATCGGAGTTAATTAGTACATTCTGTGTTGGCTGTACCTGCTGATAATTTGTTTGCATTTCCGTTTTAGCAGTAGTTGGAACATCATCACTTGACCCTTTGTATTTGGCAACTACTTCTTTTTGATTTTTGTTTATTTGTAAAGAATTAACAAAAAGTTTATTAAACTCAATATTAAAATCAACAACATCTCTGTTGTAGCCAGTATATAAGAATTCGTAATTTTTTACAGGATTTGGTAAAGCAGCTCGTGCTGCTCTCATGTCTCTGGTGTTATAATACAAATAAGGAATAATATAAAAATCAACGTGCTTAGAAAGAAAACCTCGACTAGGGTCGTATTTGCCTAACTTTACCTTAGGAACAATTTTATACCATTTTACTGGTTTGTTTCCAAGTCTTTTTGATAATGTGTTTAATCTATCATCAGCACTGGCCGGAGCATTTTCTTTTTCTGTGTTTATTAATTGGTCTGTGATGTATGTACTGTTAATTATAATGTCATCAATGGCTGCCACAATAGAAGTACCAGCTAGTATAGAAAATACTTGTATATTTGTTTGATTTCCTGCCACCGACGGTGTTTTTTCATTCATTTTTTTATCATCGGCACGACGTTGTGTGCTGTCTTTTTCTGCCATTGCTGTTTTTGCTGCATCGGCACGCTTAGGAATAGCCACCTTTGCATTTTTAATTGACCCTTCATCAACTCCGCCGCGGCCGTCATCTAATATAACAAATCCAATGGTATCGGCTTCTAGCATAAATCCACTGCCAACAAGAGACTGCTGATATGAATTATATGCTGTGGCTAAACTACTGGCATCTAAACTTAAGGAAGGTATTGGAGCGGGTGTGTTTGCAGAAGATTCTGGTTGTTTAACGTCATTGTTACTAGTTGTTCCACCTTGCCCTTTACGAACGTCGGCAGCTGTTTTGGGAGAAGTAACCGCTTGTTTTTTTGGTACTGTGACCTCAGTTGAACTTTGAGCAGCTAATGCTAATTCTTCTGCTTCTTTGTTCAATCCACTTGGTGTTTCTCTCTGAGTAATTTGTGTTAGCTTTGCCTGCTTGAGTGTTGCTCCAGCACTGTCATTGTTATTTAAGTAGTCGTTTACTGTAGATGCTTTAATTTCAACGTTAATGGGAATAGATTGAAAACTCTGATTATAAGATTCATGATTATATGGCATGGCTTCAAAGTTATATTCTGTGCCTTTTACTGTGGCTCGCATCTTAAAACTTTTTATATTAATAGGATACCATTTGGTTAGTGGTGTTGCAATAGGTGCTCCTGAGTCATCGTATCCTCTAAATCCAATTTCAATTACATAAGGTATCGACATATAATTTTCAATTCCCAGGTATTCGGCTAAATCTAACAGTCTATTCATTAAGGTCATACCATATGGCTCAACGATTGTAAATGTTAAATCTATGCCATTGGTTGCTTTAGTTTCTGCATTTGGTGCAATAACGCTGTGTATCTTTAATTCTTCAAAATAAAAATCGTCTTGAAAAAACACACTTCTTCCATATGTACTGCCATCTGGATTTGCGTAAGTTTTATATCGGCTTGCATCACCTATTAGAGTAGTGGTAGGTTTCCAGTTTCCGGGATTATCTACTAACCAATTATAATCTTCTACTGTTAGTGCGTGTAAACTTAATCCATAGGTATAACTAGAGTAATTGTGTAATTTGTTTTCTGTTGCTATAAACGTCGCTGGGCCTTCGGTAAAAATACCCGCTTGTTCTGGGAGACTGCCAGTTTCGTCAAGTTCCTGGCTAGGTTCTGTGCTCGACGATACTGTCTGCAATGGAGGATTTGTAACCGGCGGCGAACTTTTTAATGCCCGTTTTTCGTCTGTTGTTAAAAGTCTTGCCATTGGCTTAGATTCCTAAGTCTGCGGTAAGCGTGGCCTTATTTGGAACAAAAATAGTTACGCCGGCATAAAAGTCCAACAATGGATCCTCTAATACATTGGGATTGCGAGCGCGAAATACCCACCATAGCCCACTGTCTCCGTATAAGTCATAGGCCAGCATGTCGGGGCGGTATTGATATACAGTGTTAATTACGTAAGGAACATCATCAGGTTTTTTGGTAATAGGTCTATAATTTAAGATATCCATAAATCGACCAAAACTTGGTGTACTATAATAAGGACTGGTTTTTTTATAAGTAACGTTGGTCATTTTATAGGAATCCTGCTATGTCTGAATTATTGGTTCTTGTTCCTAATAATTTACCTTGACCAAATTGCGACAAAGAAAAATTGTTATAAACATTGTTGCGGCTGTATACTGGCTGTACTACCACAGTGAGTTGACTACTTGTTGGTAAACGTACTGTAGCGTTCATTATGTTATTGTTAGGATCGCCGATGACTCTACCTTGATCCCCGCTTGGAATTTCTAAGTAATCAACATCTGGAGGTAATACGTGACTAAAAGATTTTACTACACAGCTGACGTGGGGGAAGTAAAAATCTCCGTAACCATCTAAAAACACAATAGGAGGAGGATTACCGGCTAATTCGTCGGCACCAAAAAACATCTTGGTACAGCTTCTGAAAAAATAAATTGCTGCCAACAAATACTGTCCTTCGTCAATATTTTGTACTGTAAAATCCCCAGTGATACTGATTTCGCCTACATCGGATCCTTCGTAGAAGTAATTTTTATAATTACTGTGTGTCAGTGCCTGTTCTTGATATCTGGCATTATGTGTAACTGTAATACTAGGAGTATATGGAAATACTACACCATTGGTACGAGTAAGTATTTGTTGTACTGATTGTACTGTGCTGGCATCACCAACCTGGTTAAATATAGCTGAAGGAAAGTTAACAGGAAGCCCAATTTTTACACGCCAGTCTGTAGACTTGGAAGTTTTGCCTTGTGCCTGTATGTTAACAGTGGGGTTGCCTTTTTTACCGGTTGAAGCACCGCCTGGAAACAGTCCTGCAGCACCCAGTCGTGAGCTAACTGCTGACATGGCACTGGAAGCAGCGCCAGCTACAGCACCCGTAACACCGTTAACAGCATCGCCAATGATAGAATCAAACATTTACCAAGTTCCTAATTTATATAGTATTTATTCGTATAATAAACGGCTATTATTATTAAAAAGGTTGACAGTCCAAATAGACCTATGTTAGTATACACTAACCTGTCGGGAGACACTAAAAATGAAACACAATTACTTAAACAATAAAGATATCTTAAAAGAAATACATAAAAGTAAAGCTACTTACTGTAGTTACACTGACCCAGAATACTCTACGTATGATATGATTTTACCCAGTGTAGATAAAATTAATAAAAAAAATACCCTAGAAGGGCGTCGTGCCAGGGCAGAACGCTTGGCTAAATTGGCACACGAAACAGCCCTGCTGGAAACTGGTGTTAAACGTAAACTAGACGAATTTGAAGTTAAACTCAAAGACGTCAAAGACACAGATGTGGTGTTCCGTGTAATGACCTGGGATCATATACCTGTTGATGATGCAAAGACTAAAAAAGCTCGTATGAATGCGTTAGACATCGAAGATGACCTAGACCCACTGATTACCGAATATGACGAAGATGATACTACTCATAATAAATATGTTAAAGTAAACTTTCCACCATTCCATCATTATAAATTAAACGAAGAAGGTGTTCCTGAATTAGTGGGCAAAAGCCATTGGTCCGGGGATTTAGAAAAAGGTAAGTTTAGCCGAGATCACGGTAAGATGACTCCTAAACTGGCCCATATGTTTATTAAACTCTGCGAGCGTTATGCTACTCGTAGTAACTGGCGTGGTTATACCTACAATGACGAAATGCGTAGCCAAGCACTATTACAGCTATCACAAATTGGATTACAATTCGATGAATCAAAATCTCAAAACCCTTTTGCCTATTATACTGCTGCA